GTATAGTGAGAAAAAACAATGGCTAAAATTAGACCTTTTACAATAATAAAAGACACAAGAGAAAAACAAGGATATACATTTGCAGCCTCTAGGACTAAATACCATGTCTGTAAAGGTATGGTAAATAGAAAACTAGACACAGGCGACTACAGCATTGAAGGGCTTGAGGATAAAATATGTATAGAAAGAAAGGCTAGTGTCGTAGAACTTGCCAACAATGTGGGGGTAAGTAGAAAAAGGTTTGAAGCAGAGATAGAGAGGATGAAAGAATTTCCTCATAAATTTTTAGTCTTAGAGTTTTCCCTTACTGATTTAATGGACTTTCCAGAGGGTTCAGATGTTCCAGACAGAGAGATTAAAAATCTAAGGATTACAAACAAATACATGTTAAGATTTCTAATGGAGTTACAAATAAACCATAACGTTAATGTTATATTTTGCGATTCTAAGAAAAACGCTAAATGGACTGTTCTTAGCATCCTAAAAAGAATTAACGAGAAGTACAACTTGGAGTAATCATGACTGCAAACCGAGACAGTGTGGGTGAAATCCACGCCTACAACATAGACGTAAAGAGTAGAGAAATTTATATAAATGAATTTGATGACTCTGGAGAGTCTGGCGGTGTTGATCACAGGATGTTACAAAACTTTACTAAAAATATAAATATACTAAAAAATATAAGTAGAGATCCAATTACCATACATATGCAAACTGTGGGTGGTTGCTGGTATTCTGGAATGGGAATATATGATGCTATTAGAAGCTCTAAGTGTAAAACAAACTTTATTGGGTATGGTCAGTTGTGTTCTATGGGTACTGTTATTATACAGGCTGCAACAAGAAGGCTAGTCACGGAAAATTCAACGTTTATGGTCCATTGGGGTAGCAGCGAGATAAGCGGCCACTACCTTAGCGCGCAAAACCTTGCTGCTTTTGAAAAAGAATCTGGCAAAAAAATGTTAAGCATATATGCTGAAAAATGTCAAAAGACAGGTTTATTTTTTAAACAAAGTGGATACAGCCTATCAAAAACAAAAGCGTATATAAAAAGAAAACTTAATAATGGCGATTGGTACATGGAAGCCGCTGAAGCTGTTTACTATGGCTTTGCCGATGGGATTTACAAATGAGTAATAACTTAAAAAATATAGATGAAGCTTGGTTAAACCTTGACGACGTAAACAAAGAAGATTTAATCAACCCATTTAAGATGGTCTCATTTAACGATGAAGACTATCACCTACGTCTAATATGGCTAATGACCAGACCGGAGTACTTTTCTTTTCTATGTAAGCATGTATTCAACATTAATATATTGCCATCACAGGCTTTATTCTTATGTGAGATGTGGAATAGAAAATTTCCTATGCTTATAGCAAGCCGTGGATTTGGTAAATCATTTATATTATCTCTATATTCTATGATACGCGCACTTATATTGCCAGACAGAAAGGTGGTTGTTGTAGGTGCTGCCTTTAGGCAGTCTAAGGTTTTGTTTGAGTACATGGAAACAATCTGGAATAACGCACCAATTTTAAGGAGTATGTGCGATGCAAACAGTGGGCCAAGACGAGATGTTGATCGCTGCGTTATGCGTATCAACAAGTCTCGCGTCACTTGCCTCCCTTTGGGCGACGGACAAAAAATTAGAGGTCAGAGAGCTAATGATATTATTAGCGATGAGTTCGCTTCCATTCCTAGGGATATCTTTGAAACAGTTGTCGCTGGTTTTGCTGCTGTTAGCTCTGATCCTATAGAAAACGTTAAGAAAATTGCTGCAAGAAAAAAGGCAGCAGAGCTTGGAATACAAATAGAAGAAGCGTCAGACGACGCTATAGAAAAGAAAGACAACCAAATTATACTAAGTGGTACTGCGTATTACGATTTTAATCATTTTGCTGACTACTGGAAAAAATGGAAGTCTATAATCAAAAGTCAAGGGAAACAGGCTAGACTTAGAGATATATTTGGTGAAGACCCACCTAAAGACTTTAACTGGAAAGACTACTCTATTATTCGCATACCTTATGAATTACTCCCAGAGGGCTTTATGGATGCCTCACAGGTCGCAAGATCAAAGGCAACGGTTCATGCTGGCATCTACCAAATGGAGTTTGGCGCTTGTTTTACGCGCGATTCTCAAGGTTTCTTTAAAAGAACACTCATAGAACAATGCGTAGCAAACGAAGGAACTGACTCTAAAGAGTGTATACTTGACATAGAAAAAAAACCAATAGTCTTTGAAGCTAAACTCATGGGCGATAAAGATAAAAAATATGTATTTGGTATTGACCCTGCGTCTGAGGTCGATAACTTTAGTATTGTTGTACTAGAACTACATAAAGGTCACAGAAGAATTGTACACTGCTGGACTACAAATAGAGGTGAACACAAAGAGAAGGTCAAGAGAGGTTACTCTAAAGAGACTGACTTTTATGCGTATTGTGTTAGGAAGATACGTGACTTAATGAAACTTTTCCCCTGCCATCATATTGCACTTGACGCTCAAGGTGGCGGTATCGCCGTAATGGAAGGCTTACACGATAAAGATAAAATACAAGAAGGTGAGCTACCAATTTGGCCTGTAATTAATGATGATAAGCCTAAAGATACAGACGGCGAACAGGGTTTACACATACTAGAGATGTGTCAATTTGCAAAGCATGAATGGCTTGCTGAAGCAAATCACGGTATGAGAAAGGACTTTGAAGACAAGGCGTTACTGTTTCCACGCTTTGACTCTGTTAGCTTGGGCATATCGAGCGCAGAAGACCAAATGAAGGGGAGGTTATTTGACACCTTAGAGCAGTGTGTAATGGAGATAGAAGAGCTTAAAGATGAACTTGCTATGATCCAGATGACTCAAACAGCTTCTGGTCGTGATAAATGGGACACCCCAGAAACCGTTGTTGGAACTGGAAAGAAGGGTAAGCAGAGAAAGGATAGGTATTCATCTTTACTTATGGCTAATATGGCAGCCAGAATTATAGATAGGACACCAGAACAAACCGAATACAACTTCTACGGAGGGTTTGCTACAGGGACTAAAACCAAGGATAAAGACAAAAATATGTACGTTGGCCCAAGTTGGTTTACAAATTCTATGAAAGATGTCTATTAACGTGTATAATATAAATGTATTCCAATTCCATTCCAATTGCTTGGAGAAACAATGAGCGACAATCACATGATAACTTGGGACGAAGGTAATCAACAAAGCAAAAAAGACGCTTTTGATCAATTCTCCAGTTCTTTAGATGCATACGAAGGTGTTTCAAAAGCATCTCGTTTCCATAGGGACTTCATTGACGTTGAGCCAAACCGCTCTGTTCGTCCATCGTTCACCTATAGTGATTATTATGCCTTTCGGCCAGAAGAGCAAGTTCCTACCAAGCAAAAGCGCATAATCAAGATGTGTATGGATGCTTACGATAAAGTTGGTATCATTCGTAATATCATTGACTTGATGGGTGATTTCGGGTGTCAAGGCATCAATATCGTTCATGAGAACGAAAGTGTAGAAAAGTTCTTCAAGCAGTGGTTCAAGAAAATCGACGGTAAAGAAAGATCTGAGAGATTTCTAAACAATCTATATAGAACTGGTCAAACTATAGTCTATAGAAGTAATGCTAATATAACGCCAGACATTACTAAATATATTAAATCTATGGCTAATGACATTACTGTACAGCTACCAGAGATAGAGCGTAACCAAATTCCTTGGAGGTATAACTTTTTTAACCCACTAAATATTGATATGAAGAATGGTAATATTAATATGTTCTTGGGTGTTAGAAACTACGAAATAGATTCTGGTGCTTTTCTAGATAATTTTAAAGAAGGTTCTGTTCCAGCGCACGTACTAGATACACTCCCTCCAACTGTAAAACAAGCCATCAAGAAGGGTCAGAAAAAAATAGACCTAGAAAAAGATAGACTCTCTATATTCTATTACAAGAAAGACGACTGGCAAAGATGGGCAAACCCCCTAGTTTACGCTATTTTAGATGATATCGTTATGCTAGAAAAGATGAGGTTAGCCGACATGTCTGCTCTTGACGGAGCTATCTCTAACATTAGATTATGGACGCTTGGTAATCTTGACCACAAAATTCTACCCAATAAGACCGCTATCAACAAACTTAGAAATATTCTAGCAAGTAATACTGGTGGTGGTACTATGGAATTGGTTTGGGGTCCAGAACTTTCTTACACTGAGTCTAACAGTCAGGTTTACAAGTTTTTAGGCTCTGAAAAGTACACCTCTGTGCTAAACAGCATATACGCCGGACTTGGCGTTCCCCCAACACTTACTGGCATGGCTAACAATGGTGGCGGATTTACTAATAACTTTATATCTTTAAAAACCCTAGTGGAAAGATTACAATATGGCCGCGATCAATTAACTAAATTCTGGGAAAGAGAGCTTGAACTAGTTCGTAAAGCTATGGGCTTTAGAAAGCCAGCGCACATTGTTTACGATCAGATGAGTCTTTCAGACGAATCAGCAGAAAAGAATTTGTTGATTCAACTTGCAGATAGAGACATTATATCTCATGAAACTGTTCTTGAAAGGTTTAAAGAAGTTCCTTCCGTAGAAAAAATGAGACTACGAAGAGAAGACAAAGCAAGAACGTCAGATAAACTTCCTGAGAAAGCTAGCCCTTTCCATAACCCACAGAAAGGCTTTGAGATAGAAAAGATGGATAAACAAGCGGAAATAAATGAAAAAGTTGCAGAAAGAAAAGAGCAGCCAAAACCTATAAATCCAAATGGTCGCCCGCCAAACAAATTAGATGAAGGCCCAAGAAAACAAAGGGTGGAAACTCCAAAATCCACACCTGGAGTCGCTGAACTCATCTTATGGTCTAACAATACCTATGATAACATATCAGAAAATTTCAACAAGGCTTTCTTGGCAATAAACAACAAAAAGAATATGAGGTCACTAACCAAAGCACAAGTTGCTGATCTTGAGAAGGTTAAACTGGACATGCTCCTGAACCTTAAACCACTAGCTAAGGTTACTGAGGATGACTTTAAAGAAATCCTACACGCTAACAAGAAAATGCCAAGTACATTCAGAAAACACCTTGAAAACAATAAAATATCTACAGAATACATGTCGATAGATGAATATAAAAGGTCAGCAATTGCTTCATATGTTGATTATGTCTTAGCCCAAAAATAGCCGTTTTTCTAAAAATAATATTTTTTGTGTATATTTTATTTAGAGGTAATTATGACAATAAAAATTTATGAAAACGAAATAAATGACGGCATTGGCGATCTCGTTAAGAGTACCGCCAGCGTTGCGTACTGCTCCGAAGCAACTGTTCAGAGGGACATACCTGAAGAAATAGTAGCTAAAGCAGTAGCTGAAAATAAAGATCAAATAGATTTATACTATTTAGAATCTGTTTTAGTCTCTTGCGGTTGGAACAAAAACGACGATGTATTTCTCCCAGAAGCTACTTGGGCTGCTAGAAATACACCAGAAGACAAGCAGTTTAATTTTATGCACGATGAAAACGATATCATTGGGCATATTACTGGTAGTTATGTTTTAACAAAAGACGGAAAGGCGGTAGCTGATGACTCAGAGATGCCTGAAGATTTTGATATCATCACTCAAGCTGTTCTTTATAACAGTTGGACTGGTGAGGAAAACCGTGAAAGAATGGAGAAAATAATCTCTGAAATAGAGGAAGGTAAGTGGTATGTTTCTATGGAGTGTCTTTTTGCTGGATTTGATTACGCATTAACTAATCCTAATGGCGATAAGAAAATTTTAGCTAGAGATGAAGAATCTTCCTTCTTAACGAAACACCTCAGAGCTTATGGCGGTAGTGGAGAATACGAAGGTTATAAACTAGGTCGCGCACTTTCTAACATTGCTTTCTCTGGTAAAGGTTTGGTTTCTAAACCTGCTAATCCCAGAAGTGTTATTTTAAAGAGTGTTGCTTTCAATTTAGATGACAATTCTGATTTTAATATAGGAGAATTCAATATGTCAGATAATTTGCTAGAAAAGCAGTTGGAAGAAGTTCGCGCTGAACTTACTACTGCTAAGGCTGAGAATGAGGCTATCAAGGCTCAAATCGAAGAGGCAAAAGATAAAGAGTTTGCTTCCAAGGTAGAAGCTTTTGAAGCTGAAATTCAAGAAAAAGACTCAAGCATTGCTGAACTTGAGGAAAGCATCAAGAGTACACAAGCTCGCGTTGCTGAACTTGAAGATGCTCTTGCTAAATCTCAGGAAGAACTTACATCTGCTAAAGAGCATATGGAAGAAATGAAGAAAAAGGAAAAGATGGAGAAGCGTAAAGCTGCTCTTGTAGAGGCTGGCTTTGACGTAGAAGATGTCGATGCCGCTCTTGCTGCTTTTGATGGTCTTGCTGATGAAGCATTTGATTCTGTCGTTGCTATGTACGGTAAAAAGAAGCCAATGGCTGACAAACATGGTGACAAAAAAGACAAAGAAAAAGAAGCAGAAGCTGGTATGCCTCCTGCGCTAAAGGAAGCACTTGAAAAGAAAAAGGAAAAAGAAGCTAAAGCTGATGACGAAGAAGCTGAAGCAGAGGAAATCACCCCAGAAGCTTTTGAAGAAGTAGAAACATCTGAAGCTACTCTTATCACCGAAAGCTCTGATGACCAGCTTGAGTCCACTCGCGCAAGCATTGCCGACTGGCTTTCTAATAACGTTTTCTCACAAAAGTAATTAAAATAGGAGATTAAAACTATGGCTCTTAAAGCAGATAGATACGAAGAATCAACTGACATCAGTTTCTTCTACAATGAAGGCACTGCCACCCGTGGCGGTGTTGTCGTTCTTGATGCCGCTCTCGCTTCTGGCGCAGCTATGGATCAAGGCGGAAACAAAGTTAAGTATGCATCAGCATCAGCATCAGACGTTCCTGTAGGAATTCTGTTAAATGACGTTGTAAATAAAGACCTTACCAGAACCCACCTTAACCAGTTTAAGGATGAAGTTCAAAAGGGTGGTAAAGTTACCGTTATGACTCGCGGTTGGATTGTCACAAGCAACATTACTGGAACACCAAGTCCTGGTAACGTAGCTTATGCAGACTCTGTAACTGCTGGAAATATTTCAACAATCGCAGGTACAGCAGAGGCATCTGGAAACTTGGCTATCGGTCGTTTCATGTCTAACAAAGACGCAGACGGTTACGCTAAAGTTTATGTCAACCTTCCTAACCACGGCGCCTAATTCTATCAAAAGGAGATAAATACAATGTCATATAAAGAAAGACCAAGTGAAGAATTCATTACATTGCTTCGCCGCTCAGGTGACAATGATCAAAACGTAGCGTTTGCTGCGCAAAGAGAGTTTGCAAAAGCTCTTGAACTTCCTCTCCGTAAGGGCGTTTTGGTTGGCAACATTCTCGGAAACATTTTCGAGACCATCCAAGTCGAGCCAGGCGGAAGCACTGAGTATCCTTTGGATCTCATTAGCCCAGGACTTGAAGGCGAACACGTCGCTTACACCAATCCTGGTCATGGTCGCGTTCCTGAGAGATCAGTCGAAGGCGATTACGTCATGATCCCAACCTACAGCATCACAAGCAGTATTGATTACTTGCTTCGTTTTGCTCGCGAAGCTCGTTGGGATATCGTTGGTCGCGCTATGCAAGTTTTGGAAGCTGGTTTCGTCAAGAAGATGAATGACGATGGTTGGCACACCCTTCTTGCAGCTGGTGTTGACCGCAACATTTTGGTTTATGATGGTGACGCAACCGCTGGAATGTTCTCCAAGAGACTTGTCAGCTTGATGCAAACTGTCATGCGTCGTAACGCTGGTGGTAACACTGGTTCTGCTAATCGCGGTCGCTTGACCGACCTCTATGTTTCACCAGAAGCTCTTGAAGATGTTCGCAACTGGGGATTTGATCAGATTTCTGACGCAACCAGAACTGCCATCTACAACGCTGGTGGCGATGGCGCTCCTATCACCAACGTCTTTGGTGTAACTCTTCACGATCTAGATGAGCTTGGAGAAGGTCAAGAGTATCAAGACTTCTTCACTGGCTCCCTTGGCGGTGCAGTTCAAGGTAGTGACGCTGAGTTGGTTGTTGGTCTTGACCAAGGTGCTAACGACAGCTTTGTTATGCCAATGAAGCAAGCTGTTCAAGTCTTTGAAGATCCTACTCTTCACAGACAGCAAAGAGCAGGTTACTACGGGTTCGCTGAACTCGGCTTTGGTGTTCTTGACAACAGAAGAATCCTCTTGGGTTCATTCTAAGTTAGAAGCTAAAATGTAAATTTCATAGAGGGTTCCTTCTTTTTCGGGGGGAACCCTTTTTTAGTGTATAATACAATAAATGTCTATATTTTAGGAATAGGAGTCTATAATGAGTACTGCTTTGTCGGACTATCTAGAGTCTGGTTTATTACATCATATATTTAAAGGCGAGGTTTTTCTGAAACCAAACGAGATAGCAATTGCGCTTTGCAGTGGTGTTCCAGTAGATGCTGATACTGGCGAAACAATACCAGAATTGCCGAGTGGGGTTAATGGTAGTGGAACTGGTTATTCCAGAATCTCACTTGGAGATCCTTCTACTGCTGGCAATACAACTTGGATTTTTGAACAGCAAGATCATCTCTATGGAAGTGGTCTAATTAAAAATTCAGGTTCTATAGTTTTTGAAAAGGCTCTTGTAGATTGGGGATTTGTGTCTGGTATAGCTATCACCGACCACTCAGACTATGGGTCTGGAAACCTTCTGATGCACTCACAACTAGCAAACCCAAGAATTGTCTTTAAAGGCGATGCCGTCAAGTTTGATGTAACAAATCTTAAAATTAAATTTAATTAAGGTAGGGTTATGGCTGAGTACTCAGAAAATGATTTTATACTATCTTTAAATACTTTCTTACCAGACAACAGCACAGAACAAATATCTCCTAAAGATGTTAGAGATGTTTTTACAAACGCTGTAGACTCTACTCATAGGTTCCTTGAGTTACACAGTATAAAAGCATTAAATATAGAATCAGCACACCTACGCCAAACAAGAGTTGGCGAACTATCCCTCGACGGTCTAGATTTAGCTTATGAATCTGGTGCAGACAATACTGCTATTGGGTATGCGTCTATGCAGGGAAATGTATATGGAGATCAAAATACTGCTGTTGGAGCGTACTCCCTTAGTTGTAATTTAGATGGCAATTATAACACCGCAGTTGGATTTTCATCCATAGTCGGCTCTGTTGAGGGAGATGGAAACGTAGGAGTTGGTTTAAGAACCCTTTATAACCTCAGAAATGGCGATTTCAATGTAGCTATTGGTCATGGCGCTGGCTACTATATAGGAAAATCGGACAGCTATCAATTCTACCTTGGCGCACACCCCGAAGCTTCTGGGTCTTGTTGCCTTGACGGTTCTGGCACACCACTTCTTCGTGGTGACTTACAAGAACTAAAACTTGCTGTTGGCACTAATGAATTGCACAACTATGGAACACTTCAAGTTTCTGGAGATGCTTCTCCAACTGTAACTAGAACTTTTGATCTTGGTAACGACAATAGGGCTTGGAGATCTGTAAATGGTCAGCTACAGTTCACAACGTCTGATACTATTAAATCAACATCGCGCATCATACCATGTTATGACGGGCTTGATCTCGGAACCCCCGATCTTCGGTGGGACGGATTTTTTAGAGATGTACAAATTTATGGCGACTTGACAGTTAATGGAGATACCGTCTGCCCTTCTGGTTCTGGCTTACAAAGGTTTGCTGAAGGCTTTTTTATTGAAGATGTAGCCGCTCCCGCTTCTTTCTGTAGCCCTACTTCTGGTTTATTTACAGAGAAAAGAACGTGCGATGGAGTTTGCGAAGATGGCGACACTTTCTATGCTGTTAACAGAGATGCTAATCTATCTATTTCCAATGGTACATACGCTCAGTTTGCCAAACATGGAACTGAATGGAGACCGATTTGGGTTAGCTGCACCCCTACTAATCCTTCTACAACTACAACGACTACCGCACCAACAACCACAACAACTTCCGCACCAACAACCACAACAACTACTGCTCCAACAACGACAACTACGACTTTTGGACCCGGAACTCCGTAAGACAGTAAATAAAAAGGAAGGTTGATGAGGAAAATAACAATAGGTATGGCGCACCACTCGGACTTTCATGGCGCTTACTTTAGTATTCAGGATATTATTAAAGAACTAAGATTTAACAAAAGAGAGGATTTATTAGATAGACTTGAATTTGTAGTTATTGAAAACGCAAAAGATAATCAACATGCGCAAGCCGTTAAAAACCTACAGGGCGGAACAGGACTTGGTGGAAAATTCAGGGTTATAGATTTTCCAGAATCTCATGGTACGTCTTGTACTCGTAACAAAATCTTTGAAGAAGCAAAAACCGATTTTGTTCTCGTTATGGACTGTCATGTTTTACTTTGTCCGGTTGTAAAAACGTTAGAAAAGCTATTCCAATTCATAGATAAATATCCAAATACAATGCACTTGTATCAGGGTCCACTTGTTTATGATAACTTACAAATGATCTCCACTCATTTCAATGATGAATGGGGAGGTCAAATGTGGGGTCGATGGGGCGCAGCTTGGACGTGTAGATGTAAAAAGAAAAATTTTAGTGTAGTTGCTGAAAATAATATTTGTAAATTCGTAGACTTGGAGAGACAAAATCCAATAGGATATTGCGATCATTGCTATACTCTTTTGCCGCAACAAATAAATTACCCTGGACACGAATCTATTCTTAGTAAGCTAGGATTTTCAAGAATTGGGTTTGATCCAGATGAATCTGAGTTTGAGATATTTTCGCAAGGTCTTGGTTTATTTTTTACAAACAGAAAAACTTGGCTTGGTTTTAATGAACACTGTAGAGGTTTTGGTGGAGAAGAGTGTTACATTCATGAAAAATACAGAAAAGCTGGAAGGAAAGCGCTATGTCTACCATTTTTAAAGTGGTTGCACAGATTTGCTAGACCAGACGGCGTTCAATATGAATTAACAATAGACAATAAAGTAAGGAATTACGTATTAGAGTTTACTGAATTAGATTTAGATTTGTCGCCTGTATATAAAGAATTTGTAGAAGATGCTAAATTTGATGAAACTAAATATAATCAGTTTTTAGAAGAAGCAAAAACAATTTACGGAAAGTGATATGGGTAGACCTCCACAGTGTGACGCTTGTTGTCCCGTGACAACTTCAACAACAACAACGACGTTGTTTCCGCCAACAACAACAACACTATTACCTCCAACAACGCCACCCCCACCCTGTAGTGGACCTCCGGGTGGCTTGCGGTGTAGATATGAATACACTGGGGTTGTTTGGCGAAGAGTTTGGGAAGTAGACAGTTGCTTTAACAGAGAGTGTATCTGTCCAAGCCCAGCTACAATTAGCAATGAATGGAATAGCCAAAATTCTTCAGATCCTTTTGAGGGAGCGTGCGCTGACGTTGGTCAAAATTGCTGTCAACCTTTTTGTTTCGATTATAGTATTACTTTCAATGGCACTTGCCCAACTACAACAACTACAACAGAGGGGCCAACCACCACCACAACCATTAACCCCGCTTCAACTACTACTACAACCTTAGCCCCACCAGATTTTCACGCTGTGATTTATTGTACTGACACATGTGATGAAGATACTCAAAATGCTTGCTTTGGCGGAACTTTCAATTTGCCAGTTTCTTTTAGCCCGTCCGACTGTCAGGATTTTACAAGCCTTAGCGATGCTTCAAGGTTTTACAACGATTTGCTGACATCAACTCGTACAGTAATACTTACAGGCGATTGCAATAGCAGTTTCGCAACTGTTATGAAAAATTCTCTTTGTTCAGATTGTCCAGATCAACCTTGTACAACAACGACAACTGCCACTCCAACCACCACAACAACTGTCGCTCCAACTACCACAACGACGGTTTCACCTACAACCACGACTACCACAGAAGACCCAAGCTCCACAACTACACCCGTTCCAACGACTACGACAACCTCTTCGCCAACGCCAACCCCTCAAACAACTACAAGTACGACTCAACCACCACCTAAACCATTTGCCTGTGTTTACTGCCCTGCGGATTTCCCTATATGTCGCCCTGTTGACGATTGTTCCGAGTGTATTGGAAGTCAACCGTGTATTACTAATTGTAATCTTGATGAACTCCCATCTGACTTTAGTTGCTGGGGTACAAGCGCGCCCGATGCTGGAGTTGACGAGGGAGATGGAGGTGGAGGTGGAGACAACCCTCAACCAGACCCAGACCCCATATAAAAGAAAAAATGTGTATAATATTATAAGTTTACATAGAGTTATTTATAATAAACGGAAAATAATATGGCTTTAATAATAGCAGACAGAGTAAAAGAAACAACAACTACCACGGGGACTGGCAACATTTCCCTTAGTGGCGCTACATTTGGTGGTTTCCAAACTTTTGCTGAAGCCATCGGTGACGGCAATATAACCTATTATTGTATACAAAATGATAGTCAATTTGAGATTGGTATTGGTACTTATACCGCCAGTACAAATAGCCTTAGCCGAGATACTATTTTTCAAAGTTCCAATAGTGATAATAAAATAAATATTGATGGTATAGGCATTGTATTCTCTGTTGTCCCAGCAGACAGGCTTGTTTATAAAGACGCTGATGACGCGGTGGTTTTCCCAACCCCGTTTGCGTTTAAAAGATCAGACAGCGGTGATTATTGGCAGGCATATTCAACTGACTATACAAATAGAGTATCTTCTTTCTTCATAGAAGAGGGTACAGATCCAACTTGGAAAATCGGTCTTAAAACAAGCGCATCTCAAATAGTAGCTCCTTACTATGCATACATCTCTGCTAAAGATGGGTTTATCGAGTTAAGGGGAAATGCTAATTCTATACTAAGCATAGGAGATGAAGACGCTCAAGGCTTACAAGTAAATCACCAACTTAAAAATATTATAGATATACGTAAAAATGGTGGTGAAATAGCAATCCAAAACTTGGATCTTAATTCTGACGAAACCACCAAGGCAAAAAATAATTCTATAGCATATACGGTTTTTGCGGTTGAATCTAGCGCTGCTCATGCTTCTGATCTTCAAACTTGGAGTGTGGCAACAGACGAAAAAGCCAGCTTGAATCAACACGGTGATCTTGAAACCGTTGGAAACATTATAGCGCCAAGTGGTAGATTTACTGCGGTTAGATTTTCTGATGGTTCTATTCAAACCACCGCAGCGTTGCCGCTTGCTAGTGGTGCATTAATAGATCAAAACGCTACAGACATAGTAGCTCAAAGCGGATATTTCCAATCTACTATAGATTTAATAGATAACACTGCTGTCAGTGGTTGGGCAGAGGGCTACATAGATGAAATTAGTGGAGTTTTACAGCCGCAGATAAATACAAACAAAAACGATATCGCAACCGTGTCGGGATTGCTGTATGACGACTCTGCTGTTTCTGGATACTTTGAGTCAAGAGTAGACTCTGCCGACTCCAGTATTGCTGCTAATTCAGGATACTTTGAATCAAGAGTAGATTCTGCCGATTCTAACATTACTGCTAATTCAGGATACTTTGAATCAAGAGTAGACTCTGCCGACTCCAGCATTACTGCGAACTCAGGATACTTTGAGTCAAGAGTAGATTCAGCAGATTTGGGTATCAATACCGTATCTGGCTTACTGACTCCTAGCGGTGAAAGTTTTGGCTTTGCTGGCAACGTTCTAACATATAACAATAGCAATGGTGGTAGTTTTAATGCTGATCTTTCTAGCTTATCCACCTTTGATACTAGCGGTGTAAGTTTAAGTTATTCTGCTGGCACACTTACATATACCAACAATGCCGGTGGTAGTTTTGATGTTGACATATCAAGTATAAGTGGTGATGTTTACGCTCTAATTGTAGACGGTGCGCCAGCTACACTAGACACACTTAATGAAATCGCTGCTGCTCTCAATGATGATGCTAACATAGCGACCACTCTTACAAGTTTAATTTCTACAACAAGTGGTAATTTACAAACACAGATAACTAGCAATGACGGCGATATAACCCAGTTAAATTCTGACATAGCAACAGTTTCTGGTTTATTGTACGATGATTCTGCTGTTTCTGGATACTTTGAATCTCGCGTAGATGCCGCAGATTCTAATATATCTACAAATTCTTCCAGTATCACTGCGAACTCAGGATACTTTGAGTCAAGAGTAGATTCAGCAGATAGTATTATCACTGCGAATTCAGGATACTTTGAATCAAGAGTCGATTCTGCCGATACGAACATATCTACAAATTCTTCCAGTATCACTGCGAACTCAGGATACTTTGAGTCAAGAGTAGATTCAGCAGATAGTATTATCACTGCGAATTCAGGATACTTTGAATCAAGAGTCGATTCTGCCGATACGAACATATCTACAAATTCTTCCAGTATCACTGCGAACTCAGGATACTTTGAGTCAAGAGTAGATTCAGCAGACAGCAACATTTCAGTTGTTTCTGGTCTAATTCCACCTACCACATTCAGTATAACTGGCGGTGATGGTAGTAATTATACAATAGATGGCATGGGTCTCAATAGCGCGTATGACCCAACTATCTATATGCATAAAGGTCAAACATATACCTTTAACAAAACTTTCTCTGGTCATCCGTTTAGAGTTTCTACCACCGATGGTGGAAGTGTTTACTCTGATGCAGACGGCACCGCTATAGAAATTGGTTCTGCTGCTGGCTCTGTAACTTTTGAGATTCCACAGGACGCGCCAGATAAACTTTACTACTATTGTACTGCTCATGCTTCCAGCATGAAAGGTGTTATTTATACCACCACAAACGGTTCGCTTTCTGGGTATTTCGAGTCAAGGGTAGACTCTGCTGATACTAATATATCTACAAACTCTTCCAGCATCACTGCTAATTCAGGATATTTTGAGTCTCGCGTAGATCAGGCGGACACAGACATTGCGACTGTTTCTGGTTTATTGTACGATGACTCTGCGGTTTCTGGTTACTTTGAGTCTAGAGTTGATGCGAATACAGCTGACATAGCAACCGTTTCAGGGATAGCGGGTTTAACAATCCGAGATATTGATGGCACACCCTCTATCTCTAATGTTACTACAATCAGGGTTACAAATGGAAGCTTGACAGACAATGGTGGGGGTACAGTAACGATTGCTACTAGTGGTAGTGGCGGTGGTAGCTCTTATGATGACGCTGCAATATCTGGTTACTTTGAATCTCGCGTAGACTCCGCAGACTCAACGATTACTGCGAACTCAGGATACTTTGAGTCTCGCGTGGATTCAGCAGATTCTACCGCAACTGCACATTCCGGTTATTTTGAATCTAGGGTTGATGCAAACGCAGCAGACATTGTTACCGTTTCTGGCTTAACAGGCGGTAGCTCTTCTCTAACCGTAAGAGACATTGACGGTACACCTTCTGTTTCTAATGTCACCACGATTGAGGTTACAAATGGTAGCTTAACAGATCAAGGCGGTGGGGTAGTAAGAATTGCCACTAGCGGCAGTGGTGGAGGCGGTGGTGGCGCAAGCTCTACTGGTGTGCCTAGTGGCGTAGGATTCTTTGATGACAGTGGCAGTCTAAGCGGCAACAACACCTTTATATATGATGGTTCTGATGTCAAGGTTAGTGGCAGAATATTCGCTAGCGGTGAACAAGTTATAACTAGTGATGAAATTTTCCACATTAAACAATTAACGCAGGCTGAGTATGATCTTATAACACCAGATTCTGCAACATTTTATATTATAACAGATGTAGGATCTTCACCCTCGATACAATCGTATAGAGAAGTTTCTTCTGACACAACATTACTTAGTACAGATTACACAATTAACGCCACTACGTCTCTAGTTTTAACTTTACCTACAGCCGTTGGAAATGAAGGTTTACTTTATAATATTAAAAACACAGGAACTGGAAATGTTATTGTTAGTGGTGTAAGTAGTCAAACTATAGACAACCAACCCTCATTTGAGATTAGTACGCAGTATCAATCCATTAAACTGCAATCAACCAACTCTAACTGGATTATTTTATAATGGCAAACTTAAAAGTTGGCGGTACAAGTGTTGGAAAGGTTTCCATTATACAGCCGTATGAAGATCCTACGGGTAAATCTACTGATTATTATGACATTGATCCAGAACCTTGGGTTCGACCTTCTGAATGGCTGGACATGCCTACTGATGATAATATGGTTGCCGCTCTTATATTTGTACCAAGTGGCGCTCATGATTTTACTGTGAGCCTTTTCGCTAAAGGTGTGGGTACAAATAATAACAATGTACCCACACACATACCGATAGATTGGGGTGACAATACTAGCGGCTTGTTTCACGGAACAAGAGCTGATAATAGTAATTATACTGGTTGGTTTGGTTCGCAGCATAAAATGTACGACTATGACCTTCTTTCTCCAAGTACGGAGATTGATGTAGGTGGAACTACTGCTAGACAAGCATTAATCAAACTAGACGGAAGCGTTAGCGGTATTGGTTACTTTAATATTCGTGATTTAGCTGGTAACTCTTTCGGTTATGCAAATAGACGATACGAAGGAGAAGTTAAATATGAGTATCATGACCCTAGCGGCGTTGTTAGAACAGCGCCAACACGTAGCGGATACAGAAGAAACTATCAATCATCAACACTGCTAGAAGTTTATGCTAGCGGCACTTCTATTACGGGTTGTAAACTTTCTGAGGAATACCCAGAAGGTAGACACGCATATATTGAGAAAGCATATTTAAATATAGGAAATTTAGGGACTGACACTGACTATTTCTTCGCAGGTATGAACTTACAAGATGTTTATTTCCCAAGTGGTGCAACCACAGGTAAAACCAATTTTACTCGCATGTTTGAAGGTTGCGTTAAATTAAAATCAATTCCAGTTTTCGATATGTCTAGCGCTACCAACGCACATCGGATGTTTCATGGTTGTAGGTCAATAACTTCACTGCCGCATTTTGACACTTCCAACGTTCAAGACTGGAGCGCAACATTTGGTCAATGCCTTAACTTAAAAAAAATACCAGATTTAGATTTCTCTTCTGCTTTAAACGTAAGTAGCACCTTTGAACATAACTATCAGCTAACACATATACCTAGTGGATTTAATGCCCCCTCTGCTACGGGGTGGAGTCATACTTTCTATAGGTGTATTAATCTCGTTGCGATACCTAAACTTGATATGTCTAGCGCAACTTATATTCATGGCACGTTTAGAGAGTGTAGAAATTTACAAACTCCTATCGAAATTGATTGCCCAAACTTAATCACTAATAATAATAACCCTACTTATTTATTTGACTCCTGTCACCAATTGAGAGAGGTTCACATAAAAAACTTAGGCAATGCAAGAAAATATGATAGAATGTTTTTGTCTAATATGAACTTAAAAAAATTAACTTGGGATCATAGTGGCGTAGCACCTACTGGGGTAAGTTCAATGTTTTCTTCTTGCCAAAGGCTTAAAGAAATACCTGAAATTGATTTTTCTGAGGTCACACAGGCACAAAGCACGTTTAGCTCGATGTTTTCTCTAAAGAAATTGCCTACATTGGATCTTTCAAAAATAGAAAGTTCAACTCGTATGTTTAATTATTGTCGTAATTTACAAGAGGTTAGTTTTAAAAACGTGCGAGCAAACGCTAGCAACACTTGGAACGCTGAGCAAATGTTCGGGGAATGTGATAATTTGTCATCTATTTCGGGCGTTCTTGAAGGCTTATCCTCCACACCTCATTATACACGCAACATGTTTTATAGATGTTATAAATTGGAGGATATTTCAAACTTTACTGTATCTGGGAGTACTAATACTAGTACTAATAACGCAGCTATCTTTAATGAATGTCTTAACCTAAGAAAATTACCAGCAGAAATAAACACGGAGTATGGTTGTCGATCTATGTTTAATAATTGTCGTGCCATCATTTCTGTTCCAGCGTATGACCTTTCACCATCACAAGATAATAATAGCATGTTTAATAATTGTTATTCACTGAGAAGCTGTCATGCTTCAGGAATTAGTGCTAATATAGGATTTTACAATAATTATTTAAGTAGCGGCGCAATCACTGATATATTCAATAATTTGGAAACTGTTTCTAGCGCTACTATTGATATAAGAGAAAATTACGGAACATCTGAACTTCATCCAGACACCATAGCAATCGCCACAAACAAGGGTTGGACAGTCAGTACTTAAAAAGGAAAAAAATGACACATACAGAAGAAGGTTACTACAAGTATCTAGAGCAAAGTAATTATATTCAACACGCTAATAATGTGTATAATAGTGCGTATATTTTACTAAAATCACAACAAAGTTCTTACGAATTACCAATAGACGGTTGGTATTTTTTTGAAACCCCACAGTTGGCATGTGAGTTTTTTGGGGTTAATATAGAAGATCACGATTACCTAACTGATGACCCTAACGAAGAACACTCAGAAGAGGAATAAAGCGCAATGTCATATAATCCAGTTCCGAAACTTACAAACGGTAACGCAACGTTTGATAACGATGTAAATGTCAGCGGGTTGTCTACCGCTGGTTCTGGGTTGTTTTTGGTAGATTTGGTTCCTGCTTCAACTACAAACAAGCTGTATAACGATGGTGGTACGCTTAAATTTAACGGGTCTAGCATTGGCGGTGGTGGCGGCGGATTACCTTACTCGTCTGGCGATTACTACTTACAAGAAATTAGATCCAATAGCGCCAGTGGCGTTGCTACCTCTGGATATTTTGAATCTAGGGTGGATGCTGCTGATACTGAGATAGCAGTAATTTCAGGTTACGCCGAAGATTATACAGACAGTAATTTGTTACAGGCTGTTGGCGTTAGTGGGGTTGAAGTGACTTCAGTAGGTAGCTTTGCTTACTTTAGTGCGGGTTCTTTGTCTGGATACTTTGAGACTAGAGTTGATCAAAATGCGGCAGACATTGCAACCGTATCAGGATTAACTGGCGGAGGTGGAGGAACTACCTACACTGCGGGTAGCGGGCTTACGTTAGTTGGCAGTGAGTTTAATGTTTATGGCGGTAGCGGTAATTTTGAGAATATAGACTTAACTACGGATGCTGCCGTTGTACCCAAAATGGTTTTCACTGGTTCTGGAGTGACTGACACGCCGATTAGAATGAAGGTGTTGTCTAGTCACGCAAGCGCTAGTACATCTGGGACCGCATTAGCTTTTGAAGGCACACAAGGTCAACTATTTGGAATTACTGACAATCTATCTAGCGGTAA